TTGGAATACCATAACAAGCCATTACAGCTTTTAAAGAACGAGATGTTCCTTTGTGTTTAAGTATGTAAGGTAAGTTATTTAATATCCTTCTCCAAACTTCTTCGTTTGCTGATTTTAGTGATTGTGTGTATTTTTGAGTACCATCTTTATATTGCCCAAATGCATATTCCCAAAGGTATTGTGAATCGTAAGCTTTCTTACCATCCCAACCTAATGATTCCAACATACCATACATCAAATCATTTGAGAATCCTAAGTTAGCTTTATGTTGGGGTGATTTAAGTTTAGTTAACCCATTTATATATGCCCATATAATATCATAGTGCTGACCTACCATATCCATAAACAACATAAAATCCTCATTCTGATAATCTTCTACAATAAATTCTGGAAGGTTATTATTAAGGTAATTTACATTATTTTTATCATATTTAGCTGCCTTTGTAGTTGATGAGTTGTACCAAGCTATTGATTCTGATTCAGAGCTAGCTTTAATCACATTACCACTTTTTGGATATGATAACGAATCACTATATTGTGTATCGGTATATAGCCACTTTTCAAAACCATCAAAGGTTCCAATTAATTCGTTTATTTTTGTTAACTGAAGGTTTGATTCTATTTTTGAAGTTGTTGTTATCGATAATGCATCTAATTCGATATTACTTGAGCCTTCGGTAATTATAGTATACCCATCATACGCCCCGCCTTCGGCAAGTATAAATCCTAATTGAACTGTATTTGATGTTAACTCACTATACTTAGTTTGATATGATTCCAATAATTGAATCTTATACCAAAAGTTTTTTATTCGCTCTTCAGCTGACCCAAAGTGTACAAAGTTTTCAAACATATGTAATGTACCACTAGCATATTGAATATTTAACTTTTCAGTATCAATACCAGTCTTAGTAACATATTTTTGTATCAATGCAGTTGATGTGGTTGAGCCATTTGCTACTAAATCATCGTACATCTGATATCCTATACTAGTATCCGATTCTAAATTGAAATTAGGTCCTTGTAATGGTGGACAATATTCAGAATCACTACCTACTAAAGTAATGGTATCAATAATTGGCTCTGCTTGTAATTTACTAATCCAAACTTTTTGATTAGTTAGTACAGATGTTGGTAAGGGTTCGTATAATTTAAGAATTAATGAACTATCTCCATTTTTATCATTTGGGTTTTCAACTAACCCAGTCCACGTAGTAATAACTTTGTTATCACCATCTCCCAAATGTAATAAGTGAGTAAGGAATTGTGAATCATCAAATTCACATTTATCAAACTGAGATATAAATCCTTCGGCTATTCTATTGATAACAACTGACCGGGGTATTTCCAAGTCACCCTTATCAAATAGGATTTCAATTTTTTCCACCGGTCCTTCAACCGGCTTTTTAGTTTCTAAATTTATAGGAACTAATCTTAATGGAATATTTACCTTATCACCATAGTTTTTACTATAAGCTTCAATCTCAGGTTTAAAGATTCCTTTTTTCTGAGTTGATTTAGTTTGTGATTGTAATGGGTATTTATCTAATAACTCTTTAACATTTAAAGTAAGATTTCCCTTTGGTCCTAATTCTACATAATCAGTAGATTCACCAATATACATTCTAATAATAGTAGCATATACTGAGTTCCAACTAATATCAAAATCTACATCATATCCTATAAAATCAGCTCCCCTTACTTCTTTAGGATATGATATCTCTCTAATATCAGGAGTATTAACATATACATCAGAAACTACATTAATTACTAAATCAATAGCTTGTGAAGAAACATCGAGTATATCACCGTCACCAGAGGATACACCGCCTCCACCAGAAGATACACCACCACCACCAGAAGATACACCCCCGCCACCATTATCATCAGTTCCACCAGAAGATATACCACCTCCACCAGAAGATACACCACCACCACCATTATCATCATTTCCACCAAACAGCTTATCTATGATTGATTTTTTTGTAGGAGTTTTTGTTGGATTTCTTCCATTAGTTAGAAGACCCAATTGGTTTCTTACTTTTGTTGTATTGTTATTTTTAGTAACAGGCTTGGTTATAGTCACCGATGATCTTGGATTGACCATTGATGATAATCCACCACCACCTCTTACGTTTTGATTTATCTTTTGTACTGCCATTATATCATATTCATATTAGTTTGTACAAACCTACTATCCATACCTAAATAATTATATAATTTAAACCCACCTAAATTAATATTTGATAAATAATTAGTATTTCCATTGTTTTGTCTATATGGGTTAATATCTATCGTACCTATGGGTTTTATATTAGTTGGGTTTATATCCTCTATAATTACCTCAGGTATTGGTTTTATTTTTATTGGTTTTATTTTAATAGTCTTCGGCTTTTGTATATTATCATCGTAATCATTTAACGAAAATGGGAATATTTTTATATTATATTTTCCTATTTTTTGAAAAGTAGAATGAGGAATCGTAATTCCAGCAACATCACCATCATCCAAATCATCAAATTCTAAAATATCATCACCAACCACAATTGTAATTGCCTTTACCGATTCATTCTTTTTAAATGCCAATGGTACACCTATTTCAGTATTAATATTATACAATCGACTAGCATTACTCAATAATTCAACTATTGGTTTGATAATCGGCTTTATTGGTGGTATCCTAGTTGTTTCTATATTAATTGAGATATCCGAGCCTAATTTAATATCAGCCGATAACGATTCGTCATCATTAGCAATTAGTGGGGCTTCATTAATCAACTTACCATTGTAACTAATTTTAGTTATTCTGTATAGAGATACATCAGCTGATTGTACTTTATATTTGGTATTAACTTTATCCTCATACGTAGATTTTCCAAGTTGAGGAAATATATCAGTACCTCTATACCCATTCTTTCTTAATACAATAGGATTCCCACCCCTAACACCAGATAAACTAATAGTTAATTCACGTTTAGTTTTATCATCAATTTTTACATTACCATCTCTGACTAACTTAAATGGTAAGTTTATATAGTTGCTATTTTTATTAGCAAATGCAACTTCTCTACCATTAACATAATACTTAACTATAATTTCAGTTTGGGATATGCCCCCAAAACCACCACGAAATATAGAGCTTCTTTGTATAGTTGCACCATTAGTTTTTAATGATACCACATACTTTTCATTAGAGGTATACCCAACTTTACCTATTTCTATAATTCGGTCACCCTTTTCTATTAAATCAGCTTTGGATATTCTTAGTTCTTTTGGAACGGAACCAATGAAGCCACCATTATACTTAACACCAGCACCTTTAACATTTGCTTTAATAGAAAATATATATTCATTTTGAGAAATACGTACACCACTCCCAGCATTAGAGTTTCCAGTTCCACCATCACCTCTATTAAGGTTGTCGGAACCCCTATTATCAATAAAATCATCTCCTTCATCTTGAAGGAAATTATTTCTACCAAAAGTGTAATCATTAAATCTTACCATATGTATAAATATTGTTAAATGATATTAACTATCATTACTACCACGGCCACCACCACCTCTTCGTATTTGGTTTCTTAAAGTGACTGGAGTTGGATTTGCTTTCACTTTACTTATCTTAGTTGATTTCTTTGGGTTTGGTTTTGAAAACTTAGGGATACGTATTTCTTTAGGTACCTCCTTTTGCTTTTCTTTATCCAATTCCCAAGATTTAACATAGCTATCATCGATTGTATCATCTCGTTTCTTAGTAACAGTTACGTTTGTTGGCTTTGCATTTATAACAACATCACTTTCTCTACGCTGTAATACTTTAGCAATCTTATCATAACTTTCATCAAAAATAGTATCTATATCAGTTTCAGATTGAATTGTTCTCTTTGGTAAATAGTTTTCAATAACCTCAACGATTATCCGTTGTGCTACTTTAAATACATCATCCTTTGAAAATGATAAAGATGATTGTGTTTTTTTGGGGTTTCCATAGTTATTACTATTAATAGATGAATCTCTATTGGAAAACTCGTTAAACATTGAGGCAGAGAACTTTGCATGAATACGAGTCATCAATGTATCAAATCCAGCTATACCAAATTCAGCTACCATTTTATCATACCATTTTTTTGTATAAATCTTTTTAATAAATGAGTCTATTGTTATTGGTGTTATACTTTCAATAAATGTAGGAATGAATGGTATAATATCTTCTCTGAATTGCCTACCCTTAGTCATTACACCAAATCGTTTAAGTAAGTCTGTTTTATCAGCTACATCATTACGAAGTGGTAATAACTTTACTTCAGTTCTGGATGGTGATATTTCCTTAATCCATAATTTTTCATTTGGAGATTCATATCCAACTCTTTTATTTAATAAAGTTATTTGTGTTTTGAAAATACCATTAGCATACCCAGCTTCATTTATCAACCGCTCTGCATCTATAAAATACTCAGTTGGAAATTGGAATGCTTGGAATGTAGTACCATCTGCAATTAGAAAATAATCTTTAATATTTTCAGAGTTCATTGGTATATATCTAATTAACTCATCAAATTCACCTTGTGGTAATTGATTATCATTAACATCATATAAGATAAACTCAATCATATCAGAATCAGTAAATCCAAAGAAAGATTGTAGTGTACCCTCTGCGAAGATAGCTCTATCTTTAGATGAGATTCTATATCCCTTATCGTCTATTATTTCTTTAAATGTTTTAATTGCCATTCTAACCTTTGTTTTTTCTTAAATGTGTAGTAAATGCTATACTATCAGTTGTACCATCGGAAAATGTAACACTAACAGTTAATTTATCACTAGTGTAATCTGTTGCGGAACCTTTCCAATACTTAATACCAAATGCACCTGATTTTTTATATGGTTTTACCTTACCCGAATCCGGATGAATTTTAGATATTAACTTACATGCATATGTTGCGCCTGTTTCAGGTGCAATTGTATTTTGACCAGCCTTATCAACAGTAAACCATGAGAACCCACCAGCCACTACAAATGATATTGATGTTATTGTGAGGTCAGTAGTAACATTACTAACATCCAATGTAGTTGTCATTTCTCTATTGTTATTTCGTGATGTAGTATGACCTATATCTTCAGGCCATTCACTATCGTTGTTTATCTTAACAGTAAAGTTATTAGTAGCACCACTTTGTGCACCTTCTGCAGTTTGAGCAGATAATCCAAATAGTTGTTCTCTTAGTGATTCATTTTCTTGCAGTAATGCTTGATTTCGTGCGGTTAAGGATACTCTCTGAATTGCTTCATTAATTGAGTTCTGAATTGCGTTTGATAAATCTATTGTAGTTTCACCAACTTGTAAATTTGCAACATTAGATTGTTCAATTGCTATATTTGCTTTAAGTTTTTCATTATCAGCTTCTATCTTTAAACTCTCACTTACAATTTCTAATTCTTGTATTTCGGAGTTTAATGTAGATACTTCAGTTGTTAATATTTGTACCTCTATTGTTAAATCATTTACAGATTGAGTTACTTCATTATAAACTGAACGTAATACAACATCTGGTAATTCTACTGTGGTTTGTGGTATTAATTCAAATATAGTAGTATCAATTGATTTCTTTAGCTCCGTATTATCATACTTTGCTTTAACCAACTTACCACTAATAATCCCACCATTTAACTCATCCAATTTTTGGAGTCCAGCTTCGCTTAAATTACCATAATTATCGTTTGGTATATCAGATAAATCCGAATATCCTTTTATAATTGGTACAACCGGTGATGGTTTTTGTTTTCTAGCAATACGAAGTCCTTTCGAATTCTTTTGTGGTAACACAACTGAACCCGATACTAATATCTTTTGAACTTTTGTTTCGTTCTTTAAACCTGATTGTTTTCTCATTCTATCCTATTATACTAAATGTATAATCTTCATCGAAGAATTGTGGCGTACCATCAATAACAACTTTGAATTCTATTTTATATATTCTATCAACTTCCCAATTGGATAAGTTTAATTTAAAATAATTACCATCAGTATCACAACTCAATTTTGTGAAATTGCTAAACGGAACTATAACATCATCCGAATGATAATCTTTAATTTGGTAATACGATAATGTGGGCAAGAATTTACTTATACCATATTGTGCCGTAGATGTGAATGATTTTAACGGATATAAATCTCGACCTATCACCCGCAACTTTGGAGTTGTATTTACCTTATACTCTTTTTTGAAATTTCTAATACCTACTTTTATTTCTTCTGAGTTTAGTTCAGTTAATGAACCCGTTGTGAATGATGTATCATCCCAACCAATTCTCAATTTAGGTTGATGTATTGTATGGGTTTCTTTACTAAATAATTTTAATATACCATAATCCGTAGAATCCCCCTCATTTTCAAAAGGAAGTTTAAGTACCAATCCATCGTTTGGTATAGACCCACTAATCCAATCTTCAACAATATCCTTAACATCCATTGAAATATCAGATGTCATATATTGGAAGTGTTGAGTACCATAAACTGAATCGTAGAATGTTCCACCTAACCCAGCGTATGAACCAGTTGATACTTCAGAAAACTCAGCTGTTTGTAGCCAACGTTGGGTTGTATCACCCTCACGATTATTCCAAGTTACACCAGCGGTTGATACATTATCAAATCTAGTACCATTACCCATTTCCCAACTTTGTGAGATTGGATATGCCTCTATTGTGAATTCCAGTGGTAGTTCTTCAGATTCGGTTTCTCTTAATATAAGAGTTGCTTCATCTAACTTTACATCTCCATTGGTAATACTACCAGACACACCATTTAAATCAAATTTAAGTAGTGCTCTTGATACATCTTTGATGTTACCATAAAATACCTTACTAACTTCTAATACCTCATCTAAACCAGTGTTTTGGTCAGGTTGTTGTAAGTAAACCGATGCATCTTTTGATGCTGTTAAAAAGTAATACATTTATTTAGCTCTTCCTTTTATATCCACATTTGGAAATTTAATTTCAAATACTGACGGGTCTAAAGATGGATATAAAATCTTATCTTTAGTTGCAGCTCCGATGTTATATGAATTAGGTGCGTAGTTTCCATGACACTTATTCACTATCTCTAATTTAGGAACTGAACTTACACCATCAACATTTGCTAATAGTAATTCTAATTCCGAAATGTTTATAGTATTATTGAATGTCCAATTATTAATATCAAAATAATCTTTCATATCACTAATACACTCAGTAATAACTTCACTTTTGTTATAGTTGTTTAAAGTTATTACTTCAAAGTTAATTCCAATATTGATAATATAACCATCGGAAATATTAACACCATCAGTTAAAACTTTATATTCGTTTAAGTAGGTTTTTAAGTTTTCCTTAACCGCTTGGTTTAGAGTTGATAACTTACCATTAGCATCATACCCTAATAAATAAAGATTGATTGCAAACGGGTTATTCTTTTCATTATCATTGGAAGTTTTACCAATTAGGAATTTCTGAAGTTCTTGTTGAACTGTTCTCCTATCCGGCTCCTCACTATTAGGCTTCTCAACAAACCCCATTACTATATCAGTAAACTCCTGCAGTGCTTTAGGTGAACTTAAAATAGATGATGGTGAATTATTATCCAAAGTACCATCAGCGGTTGCGTACGACTTTGCAATTGAACCAAATTTAGTTGGCATTGATAATACCCTAACTTGATAATCTTTGGCAGTAACTGCTCTATTTTGTGCACCAAAATTAGCTAATGCATTTTCACGTATTTCATCAACAGTATCACCACCACGTCCTCCAGTTGCTGGAATTTCGTTATCAACTGCTACTGAGCTTTTAGTTGCATTATATAACCCTAGTGTGTTATTACTTAATAATTGCGTATCCTCTTCAAATTCTATATTTGATATCTTTTTAAGTGAACCCTTTGCTACATTAGAGCTAATACCACCACCAACTAAATACTTAACAGTCATAGTTGTATTTGATGGGGATGTTCCGTATGTTTTTGTTTTTAAAAAGTTAGTTGGGTCAAATGATTCATTCAATTTACTAATTGAATTGGGTAGTCCCAATCCAACGTTCTTCAAATTTGGAATCATTTGTTCATCATTTGCAGTTGGGTCACCAGCTCCAAATTGTATAGTAGTTGTACTATCACCATTTACCTTCTTAACGAATCTACGTGGTGTCTTTGTTGTTTTTAAAATGTAAGGTACAGTTGTTTTAAATTGATATAAATCAGGATCATTTATTTCAGTATTTGGATAATCCTCAAATACCATCTCTTGCCCTAAGTAAGGAACTTCATACCATTTATTTCCGTTTGAATCCCTTACATCATAAATATCAATTACATTTGTATCGCTTAACTCAATAGTTTGAAATGATTCATATGAACCAAAATCAAATTCTTTGGTTTCTACCTGAGCTGATATTGCTTGTACATATTTTTTAGCTAAATAGAATGTAGTTTCTCCAGTTATACTATCAGTTTCATAAATAGTTATTTCTCTGTCAGTATCATCTGCAAAGTCAACCACATCTCTTGTTAAAAATGTATTATTTTCAGAATCCGTAACTTGCATACCTTCCTTAATGGTAAGTAAATAAGTTGTATCGAATGTATTATCACCCCCCACACCAATCGATGGTACCAATTGATACACACTTAGTGTTGTTACTGATGGTGATGTTACTTTGGGTTTATATCCTAAGTATTGTGAAAGTGCCATTACGTTTTCAATATCCTCAGCATGAACCATTAAAGATTCCTTTAAAGTATCATCAACGTAATATGAAAGAGAATCACCGATATAAGATGCCATCTCAATGAACATCATACCCGGTGATGATTCGTTAAAATCAGAATAGGTTTTTGGGAAATACGTTTTAGCAAACTCAATTAAGTTTCCTCTATATTCAGCAAAATCTTTATTAAGGTATTTTATATCCTTACCTCTATTCTTAAAGTTTTTATTTGTTTTTGTTATAGCCATATTCTTATCCCTGTGTGGTGAATGTTACTTCGTTTAAATCAGCATTATCACCAATTCTAAATTTAACTGAAACATTTATTCTATTGTTATCACGTAATTTATCGGATGCATCAATATCAATCTCTTCAGCGGTTACGTATGGTAACCATTGCTCCAAGCTTTCATTTATAGTATCTTCAATCCTACCTTCAAAATCATCAACGTTTGGTTCAAACAATAATTCTTGCAATCCACTACCAAATTCGGGTTGTAATATTCGTTCACCCTTCTTTGTTAGGAGTAGGTTTTTGATATTTGATTTTACTTGCTCGGATGTTTGAAACGTTTGCCCAAATGCGGTATTGGTTATTTGAATAGGCAAAGATATACCAATCGCATAATCATTAAATGATTTCGTGTCCTTTACTATTCTAGTACCTAATTCAACTGCCATAATTTATTTCATTCCAGGTCTCCAGCCACCTTTAGATTTATCCCAAGCTTTTATTAAGTCCGAATTATCTCTATTTAAAATTCTATCCAATCCAGATAATCCAGTTGATACACCTAATCCCTGCTTAGCACCAGCGGGCTGCATATCACCATATCCCATTTTGTCAGCTATACTTTGTGCTCCCAATGTATGAGTACTATCTGTTGCATATTCCAATGTATTTTCAGATACCTCAGTTGGTGCACCAGCATAAGCAGGTTGCTTATCCAATACACTTTTTTTCTCTTCACTTAAACTAAGTGGCTGTGTTTGGTTTAGTATTTCATTTAGTATCGGATTCTTACTTAGCATTTTAAGTGCTTTAGTAGATTGGATTGATTCGGTTTCAGTTTCAGTTACATCCATAAATGTAGCTTGACTTGGTGCTGGTTGTTTCTTTGGTTTCAGCGCTTCTCTAAGTTGTTTATTTTCCTTTAACAACTTGGACATTTCAGCCTTTACTCCAGCTTTAACCAACTTAGGTAGAACTGCTTTTATCTCACCTTCTACAATAAATTGAATTGCTTTTATTAATTTATCTGTATTCATTTTACTTTAGTTTGTATTACTCTTCTTATAAATATTTGATTTAAGTATTTTCGTTTTTTAATCACAACAACACCCATCATCTTCAGCTTGTTGTTGAAAACTAGCGATATAAGCCGTTACATCAAATGAATCAACACTCATATCAGGTAATGTTACATTTATCACATTCACCAATGAAGTATTTCCGTTTAATAAATCAACATCATCGGTAGATGGACCATCACTATCATCATTACCATTACCATTACCATTATTACCATTACTATTACCATTACCATTATCACCATTACCATTATCACCATTGTAAGGTAAATCGATTACAGGTGATTCAGTACCATCCTCAGATGGGAAGTTTGGGTTTGGGGTTGGGATAGTTGGTAATATAAAGTAGCCAGTCCAAGGAATAACACCTGGTGCAGGTATTGGACTTGGTACCGATGGATATAATGATGTGGTTTGTATAACCCCACCTATTGTAAATAAATGTACTAACGCTGCTAGTATAAACATATCAATCATTGTTTCTTGCGTTCTAGCAGGCTTGATTGGTGGATATATAGGCCATGTTCCTACATTTATTACTAAATTTGAATTTACTGCTATGTTTTGGATTGAACCTGGAGCTGGGATTAATGGGATTGGGAAAGGATTCATTTGAGCACCCGCCCAATATGCTTTCACACCATTACCAAATTCATTTACTAATGAGAATTTAGAACCAGGTGGGGATGACATACCTTTTAGTAAGGCAACTGTGAACAATGTTTCCATTATTTGTAAGTTACCATTTTGAATAGACTCAAGGTTTAAGAAATCCTTACCTCGCTTAGTAACGGCATCATATTCTTCAGCCCATATTTTAGCTATGTTTGGGATTGTGTTAAAATTAATTACACTTGTCTTTCGTAATATATT